ATTTTCCGAGTGCTTCGGATGAAGGTTTTACGGCTGTTATTGGTTTATTAGAGCCTATGGGGTTACTAACAGTAGTTCCGATAGTTGCTACTGGCTTCTTGTGGTTGTTTTTCGTTATTAAAATCATTGGTATGTTCGGTGGCGAAATTTCCGTATCACCATTTAGAGGGGGTAAGGATTAAGTAATATGACAAATTTCATAAATACTGTATTTAACCCCTTGCTAACATGGTTAAATAGTATCTATAATAGTTTAAGGGAAGCAAGTATACCTGCTAGTAGACCTATGGACTTAAGTCAATATTTAGGTCCTTTCGCTTATATGGGTTCTCATTGGGTTATGTTTATTACAACGGGTTTTAGCCTTGGCGCTATTTACTTGATTATATATGTAATCATGGCACAAAGAGGGGTTATTAGTAAGTTTAAAGATATGATTAAGTGGTGGTGATTCTGTGAAGAATTTTTTTGTTTTGCCTAAACCTAAAAAGGGTTTTCTCTACTTTGGTTATATGATGGTATCTATTGTTATTTTATATGTGTGTGTAGCTGTAAGTGATGCTATGAATGTTCTATCTACATTAACAGAGGATGCGAAAACGTCATTAGGGTGGTTGTTTTTATTTGCATATTTTGCCGTATCTAGTATGGTTCAATTTCTAATGTTGTTCGTAAGAGAGGATGAAGAGTAATGACAGTTTTTCAAACGTTTTTCGAGATTGGGACAGCTATTTCATTAAGTGTGTTTTTGTTTTTATTCGTTCCTATTTATTTTATGTATCTAAGAAAAAAATTAAGAGGTTAAGAGGGGTTTAGTCATGGCGAAAAAATATAAAGTAGAACCACAATTTAAGAATTATAGAGTAACAATAGTAGAAAATGATACTATGCGTACTTATCCAGTAATTGATATTATCGAGGATAATTTAGAATATGAGCATGGTATTTTAGCAGTTTCAGATGCTAAAAAGTATTTTGATGAATATATAAATGGTATTCATTATATGTTTAATCTGGACTTACCTGCGAAAGTTGAAGCTAGTAATTTGAAGACTTTAAGAAGGTCAATGGCGCTTAATAATATCTTCAAATACGATAGATTTAAGAAGTTTGATTTAATTGGTTTTATGCCATGGATTATTATCATTGCTTTAGTGTTGTTTAAATAAGGACAGGAGGAACTAACTAATGAGTGCTACTGAAGAATTTTTAAATAAAGAATTAACCGAGCATACAGAAAGAATTAACACTCGTGTTCCTTCTGTTGCTGATTTGATTACTAAAGATTTATTTGAAAGTGATGTCCAAGCGGGCGGGAATGAAATGCTTGACTTGATACAACACGTTCAAATGAATGGTGTTGCTCTTACAGAAGACCAAGTGACAGCTGGGTTATTATTACATGAGATGGGCTTGCAGGATATAGCTAATTATTCCATGGCTGTTAGACCGTTCTTAACACCTATGAAAGTTATTTTTGATTTGATTAATAAAATTACTCTTGCAGATAGAATCAAAGGTACAGCTAAGTTAAATAATATACTGAAAGCACAGGTAGCAAACCCGAATAATACTGTACCTAATGCTAACGAGTTAAAAGCCAAGCCTATGACAGATAAAGAGTTTGCAGGGGGCAGGTAACAATGACAACTAGTTTAATGTTCTATGATGGTTACATGGGTTCTGGTAAGACAACAAAAATGAGCCTTGACGCTTTGATATATCAACAAGAATCTGGATGCACGCTTTTTTCTAATTATGGTTTAAAGGGTAGCATCCCTTTTACTTCCTTTGAGGACTTTAAGAAGGTAGCTGTACAGCCAACTAGCATTATCTGCTTGGATGAGAGCCATATGGATATTAGTAATAGGGATTTTAGTACAAATAGTGTGAAGTTCTTTGTAAATATGGTTTGGTATCTTAGAAAGATGCGTTGTACTTTAATGATGACTAGTCCATTGTTTGAAAACATAGATAGCAAAGTGAGACAAGTAACCAATGTTCTTGTCCAGTGCAAAAAGAGAAATGGCTATTTAACTTATGATTTCTGGGATGTGCAGGAACAAGGGTACTTGAAAACAAACAGAATTTCAGAACAAAAGGTTTCCGAGATTATGGGTCATGTGTATGATACTTATTCCATGGTTACACCATTGGAATATCCAAAAACCAGAGAAGAATACTTGAAGGTATTTGAGGAAGTAAAAATATTAAACCAACAATATGTAGATAGCCTTAGAAACCTAGAGTATACCAAGATAGGATAATGTAGAAACAGTTTAGGAACTAACAGCGTTTTACCTCAATTAGTTAGTGAACTAGCGGAAGCAAGCCTTAGCTTGCGTACGCACGGGAAATAATGAAGGATAGTTATAGCGGTCAAGTTCTGGAAATGTGGTTTTCATTTGCAGATCTTGTTTAGCGGATTGGAGATTTAGGGTGACTAATTTAGGACAGGTTTATTGTAATGATTCCGAGAAGATACGAAAAGAGTTAGAACTATATGTAGTTTATGAACAACAGCAGGTCGAGGAAAATTTAATTACACATGAGCAGTTTACTCGGTTAATTGATATTGTTACTTATACTTTATATTTAATGGATACTAAAAAGCCGTTATACGTCCCAGAGAAAGGAATTTTTGTTGATGAAGCCATTTAATAAAGCAAAGTCTAAACATGCCGTAAATAAGATTGTACAAGCTAATTATGAGTGTACACAATTAGTTAATCATCTCTTAAATGAATATGAGCAGGTATTTAAAGAGGAAGAAAAAGAAGGTTTACGAAATATAGAAAGACACTTATTGAATTTAAGTGATTCTATGTCAAAGAATATTTAATATAGGTGTTGACTCCCCTGTTTATCAATGTTATACTATGTTTAACAACGTTATACAACGTTAAACAAAGTTATTGATACGGGGGATTTTATTATGCTTAACAAAATGATTAGATTTAATGATGGCATTTATAAAAATTTAGTTGGGTATGTTACTGAAATTAATGGCGGTATTGCTACGGTTTACCTTATTCATGAAGATAGAGAAGTAAAAGAAATTATGGTGTATATGGAATTAGTCACTTATCACCCACTTTTTCATGCTAATAGATATTGGATTAAACAAGTAGAAAATGAAACATTTCATTATGACTTATATTACTTAAATGATATTGAAGCATATGCCATTTTAAAATATGCTCATCCTCATGGAAAACTATTGGAGGATGAAACCTTATTTTTAAAATTTGATGTAAATGCTGTAGAAGTATTGGAGGGACTTATACATGTGTAAAAAACCTAGTCAGTACGGATTTCGCCCTTCGGCGGATGATGTAACCATGATGGAAAAATGTCTGGAGAAAATGCAAAAGTTGAATCCTTACGGGAAAATCGGTCAATCAGATGTTATGAGATTCGCTTTAAAAACCTTGTTTGATGAATTGACTGTTTCGGAGGAAAGCAACAATGATGAATAACGCTGATAGTTTTAATCTGGTTTCCGATGGAGCCAGTCAATATATTTTTGGGTTTCTGATTATCAGTATTTTAGGTTTTATCATCTGGTACGTATATGACAACTATTAAGGGGGTGATTCAATGAGTGATGAAGTTAAAATGTTTTTGTTCACTATGTTAGTTATATCTATGTCATTTTTGGTATTGCTTAGCGTGTTATGATCTTAAAAATCGGTTTGTATTTTTAAGTTCATATAAGGGCGGTTTATGCCAGGGCAACTAAATAAGAATTACAGGGAGGGTTTATCTTGATTTCTTTAGATAAAAAGGAGCAAGAAAATAAAAAGATAGAAAAAGCAAATTTAGATATGGTATTAAAAATCGTGGAGGAAAACGACAAGCTTAAGATTTTAAACATGGTTAAAAATATAATCATTGCTTTGTTAATTGGTTTTATTACTATTCCATACTTATTCCCAGATTCAATTGATTTGATTACTTTTGAAGATTTAAGAAAATCTGTGGCACTAACTATAGACACTATGAAGGATTTATTTGCTAGTGGTCTACCTATATTAGTATTTTTGTTTGTGTCTGTAGTAACGCTTCCGTTGATTAGGGGGTTCTTTAGATGATTAATAAAGAGATTAGATGCGGGGATTGTTTAATTAAAGCTTTAAGGGGATTAGACGTTTATAAGCATATTACGAATGATGAATTTAGGTTGAGAACAAAAGAATTTCGATTGGATTATGCTACTACCATAATCGAAAATGAAGTTTTATACCGTTGTGTTGATTGTCGAGTTTATTTCTATAGAGGTAAAGGCAGGTTGTATAAACATAATGACTATGAATATATCCGTTCTATTATTATTTCTGATTTTTACGATTCTCCTGTTTCTAAATGATGATGACTTTAGAGAATAAAAAAAAGAAGCCACGGAAGAATGGCTTCGGAAGTTTGATACATTACAAATGGTTTTCAACAAATTGTTGAAAGAAGATAGTTAGTATTTTATCAGTTTTTCAGGTCTTTTACAATTTATTTCACTGAGTTTTTGAAGGCTGTTAGTTTGCGCAACAAGGCGCATGCTTTTAGGGTATCAGAAACATATGTATGTAATCGGCTTTTACATGCTATCCTGTTCCGACCGAGAAGGTAGCCATAGTATTTATTTCGCTTGAGATTCTCGGCAGAGATTAGTTTGCATGTAAAAGTGGAAATGACAAAGCCTTACAGCATCTTAGGGTTATTCTGATCTTGGCCGCATGAACGTAGTGAATGCTGCCAAGGTCAGAATGTTCCTTAGATGGTTGTTACTCGGTATAGGCTTTTTATTTTCATTAAATAGGTAGGGGGTTTTAATTGTGTATTTAGTTCTTTTATTGGTTGCTTTGATTTTTATTGGACCTGCTGTTTTAGTTTATCAAACACAAATTTATTATTTTATAGATGGTACTATAGGACAATTACCGTTGTACTGGCAATTGGTTGTAGGTGGTTTAGTGCTTTTAGGTATGGCGCTTTTAGTCGCTTTAATTGTTGGTAAAGCCGTAGAAAGGGATTATTACAGATGATAAAAATATTAGACAAACAACATTATGAAATGATTATTCAAGCTTTAGATTTTTCTATTAACTTTAAAAGAGCTGTTTCAGCTCTGGGAACTATGTCGTATTCGTCTAAAAAATTAACGGAAAGTATAGAAGAGATTTATAAACTTGAATTAATTAAAGAATATTACGAGTTGCTATTAATTCATATGGAGGATGAAGAGTAATGATAAAAGAGATTAAGAATATTTTTATAGTTGGTTTTTCATTAACGTTATTTGCGGTTGCTAATGTCTTGAATTATTACATGTTGGAAGGTATGTTACGGGTTATTGTTTTTATCTTTATAAGTGGTATTTCCATTACATTGTTAATTGCATATATAACGTATTTGAATTTTAAAAAAAAAAAGTTCTTAACTAAAATTTATGATGCGTTAGAAAACTGGTTTATGTTTGTTGGTTTTCTTTATTATATTTTCTTTTTAACTATGGTTTTAGCATATACGGGTGTAGGAGTTTAAACAAAAAAGGGCGCGCCAGCGCCCTTCTAGATATATTAGAAAGATGTCGGGGTAAATCGCTATGAAGCTTACAGCCCCAACGGTTTGAAAAATTTTTTTTACTTTTTGGTGGTGTTGAAAATGAATGTTTTTATTTGGTTTCTTGTTGTTATTGGGATGGTAATTTTATTCTCTAGTATCTTTACAATTGTTTCTATGTTTGTAAGCTTATTTAAGAAATAAGGTCGTGCATCGTGGAACGTAGTGTAACGCTGCATGATCTTTTTCGGTGGAGGGGGGTGAAGTCGTGCATAATCAACTAGTTTTAGAAAAAACAGTCGGAATGAAAAGAATAGCTATTGCATCTTACATTCATAACAAGGCAATATACGTAACGAATTATGACGAAGCTACAATGCTTTATGGTAACTGGTATGTGCATAAGGTCATGCGAAGAATAATGCTATACAATGCCGTTGTATTAGGTCTTACAGCGTGGAAAGCAGAAAGGAAGTAAATTATGGACAGTCAGCAGTTTGAAACTGTTTTAAGTGAATACCAGATAGACAATGACTTGCTGTTTGACGTTCATAAGAATAGGGAGTTTAACGAAAAGGTTCTATCGTTTTATAAAAGGTTGTTGTTTAATTCTCGTTATGTTAAGACGGCATCTTATAGAGAAAAAGCTAAAGAGTATGATAAGTATGATGCTGATAGTATTGATTGGAAACATGTAGAAAAAGTTCTTACGATGGAAAATAAAATTTCAAATATGATGAATTGCAATTCTCTCTGGCTTTTGGACGTATATGAAATGCAGAAGAAAAAAGTGTTTCATAAAACGAATTTATGTAAAGATAGGTTCTGCAATAACTGTAAGAAAGTAAAGCAGGCTTTAAGAATGTCTCGATTCATTCCACAAATTAACAAGATGGCAGGAGACTTGAACATGTTTCATTTAACATTGTCACAGCCAAACTGCAAAGGGGATGAATTAGCAAAACATGTTAAATGTATGGCTAGGGCATTTGCTCGCTTTGTGGAGTACTTGAAAGGTAAGGAAAAGATAGCGGGTATCGACTTTAAAAAGTATAATTATAAGGGTGCTTTGCGTTCCTTAGAAGTCACTTTTAAAAAGAATAACAACTTCCATCCTCACTATCATGTTATTTTGGCTCTGGATTATGAAGATAAGGAAGAAAAAGACATTGTTAATAAGTATAGTTTGAAATTTGGGAAAGTTGCAAGAACGTTTAATGAAACGGAAGTTTTATTCCAAAAAGTATGGCGATTGCTAATAACGCAAGAATTGGCTAAATATGATACGGTGCGTAAAATTTCAGTAGAAACGGATAGTAAGAAGTTAAAAAAGCTTGAAGATGAATTGAAAACAATTATACGAAAACATCCTATAAGTAAGAATGCTCTAAAAGAACTAGATAGGGGATATTCGGTAATAATGGATAAATTTACCCAAGACCATTATTACGAACTTTTCAAGTATATGACAAAGGCAACGAATGAAGGGGATGAAGTTTTTTCGTATGAAAATTTTATCTATCTGTACTTTCATTTGAAGGGTGTCAGGCAGATTCAAGGGTATGGATGTTTTTTCCGTTTCAAGGATGATGATTCAATGTTTGAAGATGTGCAATTAGAGTGGGACTCTATAGAATGGCGGTTAATGTCGGTTGAAGAGCCTAGAGTGTCTGCGGAATTTACGAAAGATTTGGCGCTAGATTACGAGTATCAGCATATTAGTAGAAACAAAGGTTTCAGTAAATATATGAGAGAATTGAATGAAAGAGAAAAAAAAATACTAGAGCAAAATACTCTAGCATAAAAAAAATGTCGAAAACGTAAAAAAAGTGTTGTAAAGAGATTGTCATACAATTATAATCAAAGATGCTACTAGTTATTACAATTATACTATAAGTTAAGGTGGTTAAATAATACTATGTTAAAAGTTAAAAATGGTGAAAAAGTTATTTTAAAATCGTTTGTTGCTCGTGATTCTAAAAAAGGTAGCAAATTGTATTTCGTTGATTTTATCAATCCAGAAACGTTTGAGACAACTGGTGATATGATGTTTAGACCAAACAATGAAACACCAAACGAATCAGAAGTGATTAAGGTTTCACAATTGCTGAGACATCCTGTTATGGTTGACTTGTCAGTTAATCCGTACGATAGCAGAGCATCTGTTACTTGTGTCGGCATCAATCCTTTAACTAAATAATTAATAGCGTTATCGCTGTCTTGGTATGATCTTTGAAAGTGGTTTTCTTTCAAAGTTCATACCTATATTAGTCATGTGATGTTCGTTATAAAGGATGTGTTGTTCTATGGAAGATAGTACCACATTGAAAACAGCGTTAAACGAATTTTATCATAATTATGTGGTCGATACAATTAACGGCAGTTTTCAAGTGTTTCAATCCTTCACGTATGGTGAAATGGTTATTTCTTTTCTGCTATTTGCTATTTTAATGACGATGATTTTTAAATGGGTTTTTGAGGTGTTACGATGATGTTTCAATTTGATGTAATGAATTTATTAAATCAATATTCATTGTATGCAGTTCCCTTTCTGATTATGCTAGGCGGTTTGTTATTGAGTAGGTTTACTATAGGAGGCAACAAATGAACGATAAAGTTTTTTTAGATGCTTTCTATTGGCTCATGATGAATCATGATTTTGTTTTATATTCTAGTGGCTTTTTTATATTCCTTATGACTGTAATTTCATTGCTTGTAATTTTAAAAAGATGGGGTGGTAGCTATTGAGTTTTTCACTACAAATATCCCAGATTCTGCAATATGCATATAACATATTTGCAAGTTCGTTGCCATTGGTATACTTATTCGTTGGTGGTGCTTTCGCGGCTTTCGTACTAGGTAAATTAATTTCACTGGCGAAGTCTTAACATGTTGCACTCGGAAAAT